CGGCATATCAACAGCAGACACCTCGGATGTAATTTTATGTCCCATTTTCCCCCCGCAGCGTGTGAAGTTATCCGCCACGCGCTGCGGGGTCATCCCGAGAATCTTTGTCACCAGCAGTATGTATCCATCGTCCCCGGCGAAGAGACAGTAAGCACAAGTATATGCCCACGCCGAGGAAGGGGTGAGACCCATCACGCGAAGGGAATGGTACCATTGTCCGGCGTTCTCGATTGAATTGTTGCCAGACGTGTCCGGTGATCCAGTCCCCATCCCGAAACCAGTGCAGAAATTGCCGCCGCTATATTCTGCTTTCATCGCCAAGGACCGGTTGTAAACTTGTACAGCAACCGGCCCCCACTCGGGACCAAACGCCTTCATTAAAATACTGCCCCAAAGTGTCGAGGCGAAGGCGCTCTTCCGCGAGTCAAAGCGTTCGAAGTCCGAGGACAGCTTCTCAGCTGGCCCACTTGCGTTGTGCATGTCGTACATCTTCTGCTCCAAGCCCTCCGGGGTCCTGTTGAAACCCATGAAAGGCAAGTCGTACAGCCCAGCCCCAACCAGGGCCTTCATGAACTGCATGTACTTCATTTTGAGGTTCCCACGCACATTTACGATCATGCGCGGTGTACTTGAGGGCTCCTTCTTGATGAACACGTCGTGAGCTTTCTCGACGTTTTCCCAGGCGGCGAGCACAATCTCGTCCTCGAGATGCGGCGGATCCTCAGCAAACTGGCATAAAGCCTCATACTTGCTGGGTTCGCGTTCCGCCCTCTGAAGACATGACTCTAGCATCTCCTCTGGGTCCACCAAATCAGACAGCACAAACTCCGAGAACATGTCGGCCGCAATGCGGCGCTTCTTCACCTCAGAGTCCTGAGCATCATACACCTCTTTTTCAGACACTGGTCTTACTTGGCCTTCGCACTCCATGTGACGGATGACGAAGTCGGAAAACTCAGCGATGTGAGCCCGAGCATCATCTTCCTCCAGAGGGTCGAACGTTGGCGGGTGCATGTTGTCGGTGTACCGTCCCTTACAGCCTACAGCCTCATTCGCGGTGGTGGAGAGCGGCGCGACCGGTGGTTCGTCCACCAGGCAAGACATGGTCGAGTGCCAGCCGCCGAGCCTAGCATGACTCTCGTGGGGCACAGGTCGGAGGGAGTGGTCGTAGTTCACTGCCGTGGTCGAGGGGGTGAACTGCCAAGTAGGCAGGTCATGAGTGTCCTCAACCATGTTTGACAGGTTGCTGTGAAGAACTGCCGATAGGCCGAACTCACGCATCAGTTCCACGCGCATGAGCGCTTTCCTTGAGGCATAGTAGGCATAAGTGCTCATCGGCACCGCATCCCACCGCGCACCCATGACAGAGGTGCTGAACCGC